TACCATTAACAACAGTCTGACCGCCTACGAAGTCAGAGCTAGTGTAACGATCAATACCCATAATAGAGTTACGTGCAGCAGGAGGTAGGATTAAAGAACGTCCATCCATAGGCACATCAAGATCATCAAGCTTCTGAATCAAGTTACGGAAACCAGCATCGTTAAATGCTAAAGCACCAGAACCAGCGTAGTCAGACAATACACCAGCAGCAGAGATCTTTTGAGCCTTAGCCCAAGAAGAACCATTACCACCATTGGCAGACTTACCTAAGGTAAAGATATCGTCTTCAACTTTCTTACTGAGGGCATAACCAGCATCATCAGTATAGAACTTACGCATAGAAGCCAAAGCTTGTACGTCAGTAATATCTTCAATCATGCGTGAGTATTCAAAGTGCTTATCAATGGTGATAGTTACTTTGTCAGCAGTTTCGTTTTGAATTGTAACTGCAGTACCACTAGCTTTTGCAGATGCAGAACCACGAGTAGGAGTTGGGATATACAACGTATCACCCTTCTTACCTTTCATTGGCATCTTGTTTACTAGGTTAGCAATAACCAAATTCTTTTTGTATGCAGCGATGATCTCATCACTCCACAACTCAGGAATAAAGTTAGCAGCAGTTGTGTTATTTGTTACGCCACCTTGGGCGGGATATACAGAAGTAGTCATAATATTTCCTTAGTCTATTATCGTACCCTTCCCTCAGCATACGCTTGCGTTATTGCATCGCTATTTGCTAGGTATCGGTCAGGGTCATGTTGCATCATATGTAAAAGTTCAGACCGCTTGAAGAATTTCTTTTTAGAACCCTCACCAGAACCACGAGCGCCTCCGTTAGAGCCTGACTTAATTGAGTTCTTACGCTCAATATCAGCACCAGCTTTAGCTTGGCCTATTAGTTCTTGTCGTTCTTTCCATGTAGTGAATAGATCATCAGCAGCATCAAAGTCAAACTGATCAGCTTGCTTAAGCTTCTTAACTCGTGCTTGTGATTTATCTACCCATTCACGAAAAGAATCATCTGCTATAATCTCCTGAAAATCAGGATGGGCAACAGAGACTCTATTCATAACTTCCATCTGGTTAAACTTAAGAGAAGCTTCTTCAGCTTTCTTAATAGCAGGATGGGAGTTAATCTTCTTATCAATAGATCCGTTAGGGTTTTCAATCCAATCAACATCACTAATTGATAAATCTTCTTCACTAGCCTTAGTGACTGATTGATTAATAACATAATCGTCCACCAGCTTTCTCAACTCACCCACTTCATTGCCTTGACGACCAGAGAGCTTCTCAGCCTCTTGGTGCATTCGTATCAATTCAGCAGTAGATTTACCTTGGTATTTCTGAGGGAGTTCTTCTTCCTGATTACCCTGATCTTCAGGGGAGGATTCCTCTTCTTCACCAACTTGGGAGAACATCTCTCCATCTTCTAGTTGAGGTTCAAGTTCGTCACTTAAAAAGTTTGCCATGTGTGCTCCGTACTATAATAGTATTGTGGAAAGTTATGTGAAATTACTTCTCTATGAAGATTCACGTTTACGTTCAGTCTCTATTTGCTTTTGGCGTTGCCTTGCCCACTTCATTGTAGCTCCAGCGAAGTCGCCTGAGTGAGGTTCCAACTTACAAGTAGGTGCGGCAATAAGCCTGTGAGACTGTTGGCTACATTGAGAGCAGTGAGTTATCCTTTTATCGGACTTCACAAATAGCTCGTCTATGCACCCGCATGAACTACATTCAAAATCAAACACCCGAATCATTAAGGAAATCCTCATATGAATTCTTTATGCTTGTTTCAAAAGAAAGGAGTCTGCCAATAACATCTAGCTGGCCCTTCCTGTAGTACAAATCTTTATCATCCTTACATTGAATAATATCTCTAATGGACTCTTCAGCCCCTGAGAAATCTTCTAGTAAGAATCTCCATCCTTCTGATACAAAGGTATCCAATAAACTCTCGAAGTACTTCTGTAACTCTGGATCTCGTTGTTCTTGCATTGCGTTTCTCCTTGATAGGACGCATGTTGATAATGAGAATCACTCTCATTCGTAATAAGTATAGGGAGTCTATCACAGATCTCCCTGAAAGTCAAGAACTATTTTTATTTATTTTGATTCATCTGCTGATTGACGATTGATTCTTTACTAACTATCTCACGCTCCTTCAGCACCAACTCTGCTACCTTTGCTCTACGAGCGAACTCTATTTCATCCTGATCACCATCTTTGAGGTTAGTGGTCAATACTTTAAGGCGGTCAGTCTCAGCAGCTACTGGCAAGAGTTCAGTCTCTTTAGATATTTTGGCTACCCTAGCTTGAGATTCCTGTGCCTGTCCTTGAAGTACGGCGATGTATGCTTGCTTCTGTTGGTTGTCCATCTCTGCAGCCTGTTGAGCTACTGGATCTGGCACTGCAGCCTCCTTAAGTTTAGCTATTAAAGCTTCTCGATTAGATAGGTTCATATTGTCTACGATGGACTGAACTAAGTCAGGGTACATCGGAGAATCTGCAGGCATAGTCTGCAACAACTGAACCAACTGGGATACTTCATACTCACGAGCAATGATACCTAGTGAGCTAGAAGGAATAAACTTATAATCACCTACTGGGTACTGGTCAGGGTTATACTGCATGTAACGCCAAGCAGCTTTCTGAATGAATGGGATTAAGAAACACTCTTGGAAGTTAATCAGAGTGCGTTTGTGTCTCTTAATGACTGCACCTAGTCCCATAGATACTGCGGTGGGTGAGGTTTCACCATTAATACTACCAGCAAATCCAGCACTATCAATAGCACCAGTAGCTTGTTGTACCATCTGTTGTAGCTGTGCTGCTTGTGAGAATGTAATCTGATCTACACTTCCAAAGTTTAATGGCTTGAGTATATCATTAGGATTACCATTAACAAGAATAGATTTTCCTGGCCTTACTTCCATCTTAGCACCACGAGGGAGCCTAGAAGCGTCTATGGCCATCATTGGGTGGACAGTTAATGCTAAGGCATCAATACGTGCGCGTAGCTCTGTGTCCAAAGCCTTCTGACTATTGTATCCCTTCTCACAAATACCCCTACCCCAAAAACGACTAGGTACTACATCCCAAGGGAACGCAACAACAGGTCTATCTTGCATCATGTAAGGGTTCTCTTCTAGCTTAAGGATGTTTTCTCCATTAGCTATCACTGCAACAACCTCTACATAGGAAGAACCATTCTCTGATATTGCTTCAGATAGTGATATTACTTCTTCATCTTCGTCATAAAGATAACTTTCCAATAAGTGGCGTGGTAGCAAACCATAATACTTAGTAATTCGTACTTTATCCTCATCATAAGCATTGATCTCTTGATCCGCTTCCAGATAGGAGAGGGTACTAGACCCTTGAATGTCAACATCTTGGTAAATCCCTTCTTCAATTAGTGTTTCTATTTGGTGGAGTGGTACGAACTCATCAATAGCTACACCTAATGCCTCTTCAATAGAGGTGGCAGTAGGGTCAATCAAGAAGTTCTGTGGCATTACAGGTCGAATAGAGCATGTAACCTCCACACTCTCCTGCACTCCCACTGTATGTGTTGCTCCGTCTAGTGCTGACTGTATACTTGGCTTACGTCTCTTGGATTCTTCTAATACAATCTCACCAATACCTGTACCAAAGATAGCACTATTAATGATGCACTCAGAGATACGTTGGCGGGCTTTGTTTAAAGAGAACTCCTCAGTCAACTTATTCTTTAAGTACTCAATGTCTGTACGATTTGGATCATTCATGTCATCATGTATGTCAAAGAACTGACCACGACCAAACGTAGCCTCTTCAACCTCTGCAACTGAACTCTCAACAGCCTGTTGTAGCGCAGGATTGATTAGACGGGAGCGTTCACTCTTGCGTAACGTATCCTCACCTTTCCAAACACCCCGCCATAGACGATAGTACTCGTCAAACTTATCTTGGTAGTTAGTTTCAAAGTGGTCACGCCAGCTATCACACTTGTCCATGATCCAAGCTTCTGGTGTTTCTTCAATTAGTAGTTCGTTTTCATCTGACATAGTTTAGTATCCCGCTATCGCGTCCATATATTCGTAATCTTCTTCTTCATAATCATAAGCATAGCTAACTTTCGCTAGTTGATCTATGTATGCCAAAGAATCTATTAAATCATCGTGTACCAAATGGTTAGGGAACTGAAATAACTGGTCAAGAAATTCCGTATTCCAATCTCCTTCATTAAGAGTAATGTTTCCATGCTCAAATCTCCCTTGTAATGCCCATACGATTCGGTCAGTCTTCTTCTTGTTGCCGTGAGTTAACTCTTCAACGCGGAAGAACTGTTGCTCTTGTTTCATTAGGTCTGTGAGGTAAGGGTATACAGCATTCTTCAATGCCCCTTTCTCTATACCAACTGATATTGGTTCATAATCTCGTACAGCTTGAAAGATCTTCTCTGCTGTCTTCTTAACATCCCAACGACCATAGATGATGTTGTCAACCCACCAACCATCAGGGCCACATTTCACAATAGAGATGGAGGTGGTGTCCAACTTACGTTGCTTAGAGTTCTGAGCCTTGGCTATATCAGCGAAACCAGCGAGGTCAACTGCTATGTAGTAGTCTCCATCATCTGGTTCTTCCTTATCAAACTTCACCCAATCCTCTTGGAATACTGCACCCCCACCAGCCTCGAAAGAAGCCATAAACTCTTGGCGAAATGCAAAGGATGACATACTTAGTTTAGCTGATTCAATTTCTTCTGGATCTAACTTAGGATTATCATAACTTGTGAAGTGCCAACTCTCAAAGGATGGGTCATCACCTTGTCCATGTCTGAACAAATCATAGAAGTGGTTACGTCCCATCGGAGTTCCAATGAATAGAGCATGTCCCTTCTGGTCAGCTAGAGCAGGTCGTAATATTTGTTCCCAAACCTCAGGCTTCATATCAGCGTACTCGTCCATGACTAGGAACTTCAACGAGATTCCTCGCATAGTCTCTGGTCTGTCAGCACCTTTGAGGTTTATTGTAGCCCCATTGATTAGCTTGATGGCTAGGTTGTTGATGTGACTACTCTGTATGACAGGGTGGGCTAACTCCATTAGCGTTTCCCACATGATGTCACGAGCCTGTCCCTGAGTAGGAGCAACATAGAATACATTACCCTTACCTGCAGACAGTGCATTGATTATTAATAACCATGCTGCAAGTCTACTCTTACCACAACGTCTACCAGCAGCTACAACCTTGAAGCGTGTTGGGTCTTCATATACATCTTGCTGCCAAGGGAGGAGTTCTACATTAAGACTAGTCATTATCGTAAGCGGATCTGCTGGCCTTCGTGAATTACGTTATAATTTATGTTAGGATTTAATTCCATGATTGTTGAGAGAGGAACACCAACTCGTTGAGCAACCATGCCTAACCCATCTATGTCAGTAGCTTGTACTGAGTACACATCTGGTTGTTCTGGTTCAACATCTTCAACACCATTTAAACCACCCGTCCAGTTCATGAATTGGTCATAAAGAGAGACATCTTCCTGCATTTCTGGAGTTAATTGTTGCTCACGTAAGGCAGCAGCA